GAAAGACTATTTTCAGCTGCATCCGGTCCAACTGAAGGCCAAGGTTGGATCCGAATGTGCTAGAAGCTAAAGAAAGTTGCTGAACGTACACCGCTTGTGAGTCTGTAGTAAGCTACTATATGACAACACCAGTAAGAAGAGTTCAACGGGTGAGGAATGCAACGACGGTTCTAGGGGTGCAGCTGTAAATAGTCTTAGGAGTGTTATAATGGTTAGAACGGTACACTATGTTGGTATGGACGAAGCTACCTATCAGCGGGCTCGGAGAGTCTGGGGTGGTCCAGCATACTACCACAAGTGGATGGACGATAGGGTTTGGACTGAAGTTGGCGACGAAGACGTTGTTGTTGTCGGCGATCCAAAGTATAACCCATATGTCTGGGACGCTTCTGCTGTTCCTTCCCAATACACCAATTAATAAAGGGAATCAAATGGATCGGAGTTTCTAGTGACATAAAAAATGGGCGACCAAAGCCGCCCAGTTTATAGGAGATATCTTAGGAGGGGTTAATTCCCCTCCCTTTTTTATATCTATTACGCTAGGATGTTGTCCACGCGGAAGATACGGTAGTACTGGTTGGTTTTTGCAGATGCAAGACCGTTTGCAGGAGTTGAGCCAACGAATGGGTTTGAGACCATGCCGTAGCGAGTCTTAAAGCCGATTTTTGGCTGGAAGGTGTTTTCACCAACCGCACGAACCATTGTTAGTGGTACGTATGGGCAGTAGAATAGACCTGCGTCGTATGCTGATGTACCTTTGTAACCAACGGTGACGTAGTCAGCAGTTGCATATGGATCGATGTAAACTCTTGTACGACCATTTAGAACACCTGCGAAGGTGTTGCCTGTGTCATCAACCTGTAGAGAAGTTGAAAGAGCAGGAGCATAGTCTAGCATACCTGAAGCTGCAAGGGCTGAAGCAACATCTGAAGAACAGATGATGAAGTTACCGCGACCACGACGTGTGTCTTTTGCGATCTGGTTGGCTTCACGCTCTAGCTGAACGATAAGACCTTTGAACTTTTCAACGCTCCAACGGCCATCTGCATCTGTGTCAAGGTCGAAAACGCCGTTGACTGCAGTGTTAGCAGTAGCTGCACCTAATTTCGCCTGTGAGTTAACTGTGCGAATAACTTCACGGTTGATTTCTGCTAGAATCTCAGTTGTCAGAATGTTTGAAAGTTCTGATTCAGCATCTAGACCATGGATAGCACGTAGATCCTGTGCAAGTTCCATAGTGTATTCTGCTTTCAGAGCACGTGACTTAGCAGTAACAGTTGCTTTTTCAAGGGTGAAACCCATTTCTGCGAACTGCTCACCGCCATCTGCGCCTATTGCTTCCGCTTCTGCGGTTGTGTATAGGTCTAGACCTGTTAAAGGATCACCTGCATCAACTGCACCATCGCTGTCGCTGTCAATCTGACCACCAAGGCCTGAACCATCTGCATCCATTTGAGTAGTTGAAGAATCGCCTGAGTAGTTGAACGCTGCTTCACCAAATAGTGCTTCGTCGCCAACAGCAACGCCAGCTTTAGCTGTACGATAGCGTGACTTCATTGCGAAGATAAGGCCGGTTGGACCAGTCATTGGCTGAACACCTGCAACGTCGAATGCGATCATGTTTGGCATCGCGCGACGAACAAGTGAGATAAGAACTGGGTTCCAGTTAGCAGTACCGCCAGCAGTAACGTTAGTAGTGTTCTGGTCATGCTCTGCTAGGAAGTTCATTGCCTGACCTTCTTCACGGAAAGCAATTTCCTGGTTTTCTAGAAGCTGTGCAGTAACAGCTTTTTTGTACTTGTTTTCAATGGTGCCAGCAGTTTCTTCGTTAAGAACTGGTGCCCATTTGTTAATTAGTTTATCGTAAGACATTTTAATCCCTACTCCTTATTAAGTTCTTTTAAGAGCTGTAACATACTGTTCCATTAAAGGAGAAACTTCAACAGTGTTTTCTTCTGAAATTTCTTCTGATTCAACGGAAACAGATTCATTGATGGTTTTTGAGAAATATGATTCCTTTAGAGTTTCAACTTTTTTAGAAAAAGTTTCTTCTGATTCGAAATCGATATTTTCTACAAGAGATGCTAGCTTTTCTGCTTGGGTATCAGCAAGATCCTTTGCAGCTTCTGCAATGATGCGTTCTTTCTTAAGAAGTTCAATTTCTTCTGAAAGGTCAATTGCATCTTTAGTAGTTTTGTTAAGCTTTTCTTCAAGCTCTTCTACTTGCTCAGCTAGATCGTCAACTAGGTCGACTTTTGAATCTGGTACTTCGATATAAGATTCAACGAATAGGTCTTTCAAGCTATTCATGAAACCTTCAGCAATTTCAGTACGCAGACCATTTTGGATAGCAAGTTTATTTTCTTCCATCCAATTTTCAACTACGTAGTTTAGGTAACCGTCGATTTTTTCAACCATGTTTTCTTTCATGGTCTTAACTTCTTCGGCTAGTTCTTCCTTGTATTGCTCATCAAGAGCTTCAACCTTTTCAGCAATTTTAGCGTTAACTGCAGCTTCGAATAGAATTGCGGTCTTTTCTTTAAATTCTTCTGAAAGTGTTGCTTCATTTTCTACAAGGTCATTGAGTTCTGAATTCACATCGATTGAAGCTTCTGCAACAATTTCTGTTGTTTCTTCTTCAAACTCTACGTCTTCATGCATACCCTTGTACATTGCCTGGAGTGAAGCTTTGTTCATTCCTGACATTTTGCTGTACATAGCGTTGATCATTCCGGCTTTTGTTTTTGGCATTGGCTCGGAATTTTTCTTGTCGCCTTTGCGACCTGATGCTGATGGTCCAGTATCGGCAGCTTTTTCTACTGACGAGATAGACTGGGTTTCAGCGTTTTTAGGATCATGAGCTTCCTCGATGTTTTCGTTGTCGATTTCATCAAGCTCAACATCCTGTTCCTGAATTTGATCAGTCATGTTTAACTCCTTATATTTTTGATCAACGAGAGGAAATTCTTATACTCACGAACCTGCGTTTCATAAAGATCTGCACGCGGAGTTTTTCTAATTTCAGTCTCAATTTTTTCAATGTCTCTAGCTTCAATGATGCCATTATTCCAAACCCATTCTACGCCTTCCATGATCCCATTAACAAATGCGTCAGGTGCAGATGGATCTTGAACAATGTCTACGGTAGCAAGGTGGAAATCCTCCTTGACATACATAACACCATTTCTTTCTATAAGACTTCCCATACCACGAGTTGACACGCCTAATTGAACACCACCCTCAAGAAGACCTTTTACGATCTTACCCATTGGAGTATCCAAAATTTGTGCCTTACCCACAACGTTATTTCCCTCAAATCTGAGATCCGTAATTTTGTGAGATACTTTATCCAAGTTAATAGTAGGGCCAGCTGGATGGTTTAATTCACCAACTGCTCTATTCTTGGAAACCTGTTCTGTAACGTATTTATTCACCGCGTTTTCCATAATAGGACGGGGGTAAACTCTTCCGTTACGATTTTTCTGATCAGCTTGGGCAAAAATACCCTCAATGACGAAATTCTTAGTTCCGTCCTCTTTCTTTTCTACGATACACTGGATATCATTTTCTGTATATTCACTGATCAGCTTCATTTTATTTTTATCCTTCTTCGTCTTCTAGATCGATGTCGTCGAGGTCTATGTCATCAAGATCAATATCATCTAGATCAATATCATCTAGATCTGTCTCATCGAATTCCATATCTTCATCTTCTTCGACACCATCACCAAAAATCTGACTCGCAACAGCAATCTTTTCTTGATCTAATGCATCAGCCATTTTATCTTGGATTAACGCATTAAATACGTCCTTCGCTTTATTGAAATCGTCATCCATAACATTCTGGACTAAATCTTCAATATCTGCCATAATAATCTCCTTTGTATATTATTTATAATAATTCGAGTTTTAAGATTTAACTTAATGCTATATCTTGTGTTTTAGTTGCGATCTTACGTAGCTTCTCTGCAGCAGTTTGATTCTTTGAATTATCTATAATATAATTCCAGACGTCAGAATCAAAGCCACCAAGACCTTGTTGGATGGCAATAAGTGTTTCTTCTGCTGTAGAACCATTTGATAATGATTCGTTCCAAACAGCAGTAGCAATACCATCCACTGTACCTTGATCGATAGCAATAGTAGGTAGAATGGTTTCAACCAATGTTGATGTGTTCAAGTTAATAGTAATGGTCCAACTTTCAACTGTCTTTACAAAAAGAGATTCACCTTCTTCGGTAAACACGTTACCAGTAACAGTAAGTTCGTGATCACCTTCCCACGTTCTCATTCGCCAACCATTGATCAGGAAGAAAGTAGTACCAAGAGCACGGTCACCAGGTAATGGATCACCACCTGTTACTGAAATTGCCGG